TGACGATGGTTTGTTGTGATTCGCCAAAGCTTTTTACTCCGCCTGTCGTCTCCCTAAGCTGTGTAGATAAGCCTGAGAGAGTTTTGTCGGTCCCGTTAAACCCGTCCTGGAAATTCTGCCCCGCCTGTTTCCCCGCCTGCCCGATCTGCCGCGAGGCATCGAGCACGCCTTTCACATCGGCGGTGACCTTAACGACCCACTCATTGCCTGCCATCTCAGCTTCCTGGTGTCACGACGTACTGGGTGGGGTTTGTCCAGCTGATGGCGTACTGATCCAGTACCCCGAGCCCCTGCCCCGGCGCATCACCACCGATCGGCACCGCACGGCAGCCGGGCAGGAGGCTGATGATCCGCTGGGTCAGCGACTGCAGAGCCGATAGGTCGGTTGAGGGTGACCACTCGCTCACGTACAGCCGGAACTGTGGATTCAGCCCCGTCTCCCCGGTGAGCATCGCCTCGGGGCTGTAGTCGGGGTTGTTGAGGATCACCACCTCCAGGCCAGCCACGGCCACCCCCTCGGGTAGCTGCTCATTGCGGCGCACCACGGCGATGGCAGGGACAGGGCTCTGGCCGCGAGGCGTGTACGTGCCTAGGGCTGCGCTGACCACCGCATCGCCCGCCAGCAGGTCGTACAGCTCCTGTGCAGTGGCGGGAAGGCTCATGCCTCAGCTTTCCCGGCGGGCAAGCCGATCAGGGAACCGGGAGGCGTTGCCCTTTTCAAACGGCTTACAGATGAGGTAGAATGCGAAAGTCACCACCGCACGACCGACCATGGGAGAAGCAAGGCGCCGTAAAAAGGCGCTGGGATTTGCCTACGGCACACCGGAAAACAGTAATCACCCTCTTATTGCTTACCAAGGATTTACTCAAAAGGAACTGGATTCAAAAGCACTGCAGCACATTCAAGCCGCATTTGCTAAAGGTCAGCACGTTACACTAATTGGCACACAGGCGGCCCGCCCACTGGCAGAGGCTGCAAACCTGCCGTGGCTACACGAATTACCAAAAGGCAATCCCATACCTGAATCGGTGGCATGGGATGTTGAAATTGCGGCAAATGGTGGGCCAATACTGCATCAGTCCGATCGTCCTAATGGAGGCATTGTGATTCTTGGTGCTGGTTCGAGCCAATGGCTTGAAAAGGCGATAGCGGGCCATCAACCATACATTAAGTAAAGCAAAGTGGTGTAACACATGACGCCACCTAAACCCCCAACCACACAAACAAACCACCGTGACAAAAGAAAGCCTCTCGTCCGTTGACATATGGACGCGCCCAGCAGAATCAAAGCTTAGAACTGAGGCGCTAAGACGCAGCGCCAACAAGCCGCTTGACGAACCCTACGCCTTTTGGGAGCGAAGGGGAAAAACAGTATTTGTTAGTGAAATCAAAGGCATGTCCATTGAGGATCTGGATGTCTTAGCAAGTGACATGCAAGTGAAGTGGAATGAGCTAAACAGCGAAATCTCAACAGAGTACGCCAGGCTTGCGTCTGTTCCTGAAACGCAGCCATCAGTTGCTGACAAGTTAAGACTGACAATACGAAGAATGGTGCGTAAAAAGACACACGCCAAGACGATATGGTGGGAAGTGACAAGGCAAAAGAGTTATCTCAATAAAGACAAGCATAGGCCAAAGCCGAAACTTGTTAATAGCCAGCGAGACAAAGATAGCTTAACAGCTTTGGGTAGCAAAATGAATTACTTTAGAATCAAAGAACTTATGCTTTTGATTCGCGCTGAGATTGGCGATGCGCGGTTTGATGTATTAGAAAGCCAAGCGCGAGCGCAAGCTGTTCCGTTATTTCAGGCGTGGGTCACTACTACTGATACCCCGCCTGTGTTGATTGAACATGTACTACTGGAAAACCAAAAGCACATGCTCCCCACGCTCTAGCGCTCGGGATCCCATCCGCCAGGCCCTTTCCACCGATTCACCACCACCAGACCCCCGTTTCCATGACTGCTAATTTTGACTGGAACGACGAAAGCGTGCCAGTTGGTAAGCGCAAAGTTGCTTTTGTTAAGTGGTTGACCAAGAAACGGAAAGTTTCGCTCATTCAAGCTAAAGTGATGGCTAACTCAAAATTTGGACCGTCCCAAGCCTCGCTGCAAAGCGAACGCATCCGCCAAGAGCATAAGAAGCGGCACCGCGATCAGTCCGCCATCCGCCGTTTTGGGCACGTTGCGCAGTACGAAGAGCCAGCCCCGGCAACGGTTAACCACGACATTGCTGGTCTGCTCAAGCGACTAAGCCTGCCTACGTCCTAACGCCCGTTACAGCCGGAAACCTGCCGCAACACTGCCCGCCCGCCATGGAAGCCCCAGTCATGGAAGCCCGCTCCTGCCCACGCTGCGGCGCCCTCTGGCTAGGCGAGCAGCTTTACTGGGCCACCGGCAAGCCCGCCTCAGAGCTTGATCTAGCGGGCCTCGTCTGCAACATGGCCAACGACCCCGCCTGCATCAACCCGTGCAAGGGCCATGAAGGTGGCGACACCTGGGCCAAGCGCATAGAGCGGGTCAGCCAGCCTTTTAGCGTTGATGCATAAAGGGCAATAAAAAGCCCCGGCAGCACCGGGGCCATCAACTCAAACACCGGGATTCCCGTTGTTTGCTTGGCTACCACTTGACCCTGTTCGCCCAGTAGGCGGCGCTCATCGGACCCTTGGCGATGTTGTCAGCGTGGCGAGCCTTGAAGCTCGCACGGCGGGCCTTCTGGGCATCGGTGCGAGGGTTCTTCCCGGCACCACTCACCCCCTGCTGACCGAACCGGATCAGCCGGACCTTCTCACCCTCCTTAGCCAGCACCGCATGGCTCTTGGTGGCGTGCTGGGGGGTCCGCTTGGGCTTGTTGTAACCCTCAAACGTCTCCCCCCGAACAGTGATCGCCATGATCAGAGCAGATCGAGGCCAACCTTGCCGTAACCGGCCAGGCTCACCTGGAACTTGATCACCGTGCCAGCAGCCTGCTCAGGCTGGTAGCTCTCGAAGAAGCCATAGCCGTACTCCACCTGCTTCCCGTTGTTCGGGCCGATGACGGCGTACTCAACCATCAACTTCTCGCTCACGTTGAACTCTTCACAGATCCGCATGGCACGCCACGCAGGATCGGCGAAATTCATCGCCCCGCTGATGCTCCAGGTCTTGTCCCTGGCGGTAGGAATCGGGGTGTTGTAGCTGCCCGCCTCGTCGTCGTAGGTGGTGACCGATTCCTTGGTGGTGCTGTTGCTGGGCTGGATATTGGTTAGACCCAGCAGGCGGAACGGGGGATCGGTGCCGTCGAGCAGGAGAGAGGGGGCCACCACACCAGCAGATACAGCAGCAGTGGTGATCGCCGAACCGGTCAGGGCATAGGTCAGGGTGTGCGGCGAGGTGGTGGTCACAGCCGTCACCACGAACGACCCGTTGAGGGTGGCGAAGGGAGCAGGAAGATCCTTGACGACGATCCGCTTGCCCACCGCGATGCCGTGGGCATCAGCAAAGGTCAGGGTTGCGGTGGTGCTGGTGCTCACGGCATTGGTAACCGCCTTGGTGCCGACACCGAATGCAAAGTTATCGCCGGTTCCAGCCGTGATCACCTTGGCGGTGGAGCTTTGCAGGGTGGTGTTGTCGATGAACTTGCCGGTGCCAAGCCCGCCGAGATTGACGCGGGCGAGGTCAACCGCCGAAGACTTGAGGGGGGTGAAGAAGAACCTAAAGCCGTAGGCCTGTTCCCATGCCTGAGTCATGATCCTGCCGGCGCTGCCGGTGCGTTACCTCGCAGGTTCCCGCCATGGCTTAAGCCTTCTCAGCGGCTTAGGTGGGAAAGCTGAGGCATGGCTTCCTACCCTCGCGGCGTTTCCCACTGTCCCCATAACGCACGGCGCCCATATCAGGCTCGCGTGTGGTGGGCCGGAAGGCGGTGGTCGCTGGGCTACTTCACGTCGATTCAGGCTGCAGCGCAGGCGGTGGAGGATTGCTATCGCCAGATCGAACGATGGGCAGCCATGAACCTGCCGCCGCCCATGCTGGCGCTGCAACATCGGGAGCGGGTGGCACCTGCAGGGTCACCAGCCGCTGCGGATCATCCGCCAACCTGAAGACCCGTTCTTGCCCCGCTGCGGTGTCCTCCGCCAGCAGCAGCCCCCGCCAGCCGTCCTGATGCTCCACCGGGGCGAGCAGAAGGGCATCGTCTGCCAGCAGGGCCAGCAGTGGTGGCGGTGGCGTCCCCTCCCCGGCGGTGGCCAGGGCGTCGTAGAAGGCCATAGCGAACCCTGGCACCTGCACCGCTTCGCAGAGGGCCAGCATCGCCGCGCCAGCTGCAGCAGGCGGCCCCTCGGCTGCGTCCTGATTCTTGGGCGGCAGGAACCAGCAGAACTCCTCCATCGTGAACGGCTCGCGGCGCTTCTCGGTGTCCCGGTGAGCGCTGGCATACCAGGCGTGGAAATTGGCGATCGGCCGCTCTGCCGCGTGCAGCCGTTCCCTCAGGAGGCGGGTGCCTTGGTCGAGCGCTTCCCAGATCGTGACTTCGGGGCACCAGGCGAACTGCTCGCTGGTGAAGGCATGGTGACGGGGCCAGAGGTCGCAGAGTTGCCAGAAGATGGCTCCCCAGTCGGTGGGAGGTTGGGCTTTCCCAGGCTGTCGGCCATCATTTGCAGCGTGGCCGCAGGATCAGCTGGTGCAGCGCCCCCGCGTTGCTCGCGCAGCATGAAGGCGTAGACGGCATTGCGGAGCCCCTCGGTCAGGTTGCGGGTGTCGTCGTCGGTCCATTTGGCGCAGTCGGGATCCACCTTGCCCAGCCGGTAAATGATCGCGGCGGTGACGAGACGAGTGACCTGCGCCTCGTTCTGAGCTGACAGGCGGTTGTCAATATCGCGGATCAGGCGGTGCTCACGCTGGCGGATGCAGTCCTCCTTGGGCTCCAGCACTACCGGGATCCCGATGTGCTTGGCCATCAGGCGAGCGGCCACTAGGTTGGCGTCAACCTCGGGTAGGTCGTCCATCTCTTGGATGATGCGGGCCAGCCGGTGGGTCTGCTCGTTCACTGTGGACTGGTAGTCGATCTCGTCGAGCATCATCCGCTCCCCAGCCAGCAGGCTGTTGAAGACGGGGAACTCCAGGATGCCGGTGGTCTCGTCCCCCACCTGCTCGACCTTGACTTCCGGGGCGGTGACAAAGGGAAGCGGCACGGTGCTGTTGTGTTTTCTCAGCTTGCCGTTGTGGCTTAGGGAAGCGCAATGGCTTATGATGTGGGGGCTGGGGGGGTTGCGCTGGCGTGGGCGAGCGTCTGACACTACGACCGCTGCCCTTGCTCCGGCACCCATTCACCACCACCACCGACCATGACCGACTTCCGCGCCTTGTGTGCTGAGCTGATAGACGGCATTGATGAATTTGCAACCGTCTGCGATACCGGTGAGCCCTTCTACCAGTTGATCACCCGCGTCCGCGCCGCCCTGGGCGAGCCGGAGCCGGAGGGGCCAACAGACGATGATTTAAGGGCGCAAATAATGCTATGGCTGGGTTGCACGGATCTCCCTTCCGATGACCAAGAATGGCCAGAACCTTTGCGCATTCCTGAGATCCTGGGCTTGCTTCGCGCTGTCCTCGCCCGTTGGGGCCGCCCGGCAGCGCCAGCCGTGGAGCCCATCCCGGTGAGCGAGCGGCTGCCGGAGGATGACGATTGCCTGGTTATCCCGCCACTCGGGGCAAGCACCTTCCCTCTCCGCTACTGCTGGCAGGCCAGGGAGATCATGCACTGTGGCCAAGCGCGTTTGATCTGGGATTGGAAGCTGGTGCCGCACACGACAGAGGAGCAATGGCCTTTTACGTACTGGCTGCCGGCGACAACTCGATTCCTGCCGACGACGGTAGATCCTGCCCAACCGACCTAAGACCCAGTCACCGCCCTCTGGATGCGCCGCTGCAGCTTCCGGCCAAGCGGGAACACCGGGATCCCCGATACCTGCACCGTGCCCCTGACCGCATCAGTCCAGGGCGTTGCTGGGAGGATGGTGCCATTGCGTAGGCGAGCGCCTTCATGCTTGGCGGTGGCGTAGTCAACGCTCCAGGTGGCTTCTAGGACAAAAGGATTGGGGGAGGAATAAGAGAACGATTGGCTAAGCGTGCCGCGATCCTTGAGGTTACGCGGGCTGCCAACCACTACAAAGGTGCGCCTGACTTTCCCCGAAGGATCCTTTTTCCTTCCCTTGTAACGCTTGGTTTCCCGTGGCCATTGCCAAGCCGGTGGATTGAACGATGCCTGATACTTGTTGATCAGCTCAGCAAACGTGTCCTGCACGATTCCCGCCAGCATCTGATTCAGCTCCCCAGGGCCGGGGCCGGTGACCGTGGTCTCTACTCGAATGCTCATGGTTCAGATCGCAGTGAACAGGGCCGCCTTGAACTTGTCCCCCAGGGCCTCACGTAGCTCGCTGCCGATCCCGCCGACTCCAAAGGGAAGCTCCAGGATGCGCAGCTGCCCCTGTTCGGCACCATCGGCCAGTGTGGGCAACACGGTGAGATCAGTGAGCACAGCCTGCCCGGTGGCTCCTGGCAGCATCCCAGCGGGCCTGTAGCCCGTCTCATCCCACGTGAGGGAAGTACCGGCAACCAGCCAGTTTGCGGAGCCCAGCAGCGCCCAGCGGGTGATAAAGCCTTCGAGCATCAGCGACCCAGCCTTCACCCCCGGTAGATCCTGCTCGCTGCGGCCCTGGGGCTTGGCGAACGCCTCGACCACCACCGCAGGGCCAGCAGCAGGCACCCCCGCACGGAAGTTCGTGATCGTCCCCGGCGGTGCCCACA